TTGCGCACAAAAGAAATTTTGGCCGGTAAAAATGATAGGGCCACCTGGTGCGCCTGATTGCGTAGGCGAGTTCGTCCAGGTCACGCCACCATTGGATGAGTATTGCCATCCCCCCGCTCCGCTATAGGCAACCAGATTGTTCCCGTTGGCTGCAATCGTTCCATAGGCAAAGCTAGACGCCCCCGACCGTTGGATGCCGCCCGCGAAAGTACCAATCGACGGGAGTACAGCCGCAAGCGCCTGATAATTAGCGCGCAACAAGATTGAACCATCGCAGCGCAGCCAATTTGGGTCGCCCTTACCATACGGTGCGAAAGTAATATCGCCGACCGAAAATCCGCCGCTACCAATTAACCAAGTCATTCCTATTGCTCCAATCTGATATTGACGATCTGAAAAACACCTGCACAGGTGTCAAGTGAATTGCTTGGCTGACGCGACACAATGCACATAATCAAGCCTTGCAAGGCGAGCGCCGAGGCCGGGATCACCGCAACAGCCGTGAGGTAGTTCATTGAGGCCGCCGCCGTCGCTGGTGCAGGGATTGCCTCTTGTACGTTGGTATAGCTGGGCGGGGTTAGACTGCCTCCGTTGAATACCTGGTAGCCGAGTTGCATCAAGAAATTTCCACCAGCGATGGTGCTTGTGTAGTGGATGCGCAGCTTGATCGGCTTGGCTAGATTCACATCAGGTGCAATCGTGAACGGCCAATAGACCGCCTGCGCAGTTGATTTTCCTAGCGTGGAAACTGGCACATCTCCGACGAAGCCGTTTCCCGCTGGCATTGTCGGATACGGTGCCATCAATGGCACGTTATAGCGATAAGTGATCGATGCCAGTGCCAGCACCTGCGATGCGACTATCGCGCTAATTACCACGCCATTGACGGTCGGATCGTACACACCACTTACAAGACTACCCTGCGTAATGTCGCCCCCCGCAACTGGCGATCCATCGTCGCGCAAAAGCGGAACCGGACCAGGACCGGCATCAACCGTGCTCGGGCCAGTATTAGCATTCGCGGCGCGGAACTGTACTGGAACACCTTTTGTATATGCCGTTAGGGCTGGAGACAGCGCAACGACGTATGCATTCGCAATGCCTGTATCGCTGGCATAATTCCCCGCCCGCGCTTCAATCAGTTGCTCGATTGCCGTTAGCACTTGATTGTTCTGGCCTGAATTGAGGGTAGCTCCTGTCGCTTGCGCAACAGCAGCCAATTCAGCTTGCACCGAATTACACCAGGCAGCAGTCAACAGCGTGCCGTTGGACTGATTTGGCACGCCGTCAACGAATTGACCATTCGCTGTATTGATCAGTTGCATTTAAAAACCACCATTAAGCGTAAAAGTTGAAGGCCCAGGCTTCACGTCATTGAGCCAGTTTGTAACCTGCGTGATTTGATCGGGGGTCAATGGCTGGCCGTTGAAACTGATTTGCACGTTGAAATACCAAACGGTTGCACCCGCCCCCCAAAGAGGATCGCCGCACCGATTGATGCCGACGTAAAAGCCGCGTGGTTGATCGATGGAAGCCGTGTATCCAGCTGCTTGAAGAAGCCCCACGATGTACGGCTTGGACAGCCCGCCAATAGCGCCGACTTTGGCTGTCAGCAACTGCTGACGCTGCGCAATCGTTTGCGGCACGATCAAGCCTGCATCTGGTAGTCCGTAGACCTTCTCCCAATTCGATAGCAGTAGCGTCGTCGTGCGAGGATCGATCTCTGTCAGCAGCTCTTGCACCACTCCCATAAACTCGTCCAACTGATTGCCATGCGCCTTAAGATCGGCGTTGAGTGCAGCTCCAGTCTTGTCGTAAACAACCGGCGGCAATAGCAAGCGAAGCAGATCAGCATGCGCGCTCATGTATTCCCCATCAGCGTAATCGTCACTGTACCCAGCGTAGCCAGTTGCATGTTTGTCGCATTTACCAACGTTGGAACGCTGGCGGTCGGCGTAGTGAGCTTTACATCGGTGACACCAGGTAGATCAGTGAAGGCCGCCAAAATACTCGTCTGCCCAGCTGAAACACCAGGCGTCAACGTAGCGAAATATGCGGTCAATGTAGCAAGTACGCTGCTCTCAACTGCTGCCAGTGTCGTCGCGCTGGTCAATGCAACCTGTGCCGTAACGGGCACCGGCACCAGAGTCGGCGTAATGACCATGAAGTCCGCACCGGCTGGCGAGAACTGGTTGATGTAAGCCGTCACTGTGGCGAGCAATTGCGCAGTCGCTGGCGCACCATTCGTCATGATGCAAATATCTATGGTGCCAGGGCCACGGCGCAACGGGTACGCAACAGCAGACGTGACACCGGCGACAGTACTCGCCCAGCGCTGATAGTCGTATTTGTTTCCGCCTGCTGGCGGATGCTGCAAGAACTGAAGTACGCGCCCTAAAAACGCAGATTGCGTCTCTGCCGCATAGCCTTCACTCATCGTCAGCAGTATGGCTGACGCATCGATGCCAGCGGGTGCCGACTGCAACGTGATGGCGGTGTTGTTTGGTTGATTGCCGTTGGTGCCAGCGACCACCGCTGCCGCCGCAATCGTTGCAGTTCCCGTGGCACCAATTGTGCCAGCAGCTGTCGTTTGATACTGCACACCATTGGCAACGCCAACCGTATCGATTGGGATCGACGCGCCCACTTGCCCTGTGAACTGAATTGTCCCGTATGCATTCGTGGCCGGAATTTGCGTGATGCCACGCACTGCCGCAAAACGTGCCAGATAGTCCAGGTCGGCTGAATCAGGGAAAAACTGATTGATACCCCACGTGGCATATTGATACAAGCCGAGAATCGCACTCGCCATGCCGGTAGCACGAATGTAATTGTCTGAATCCGTGGTGACATCAGTTTGCGGGTCTTCGTTCAGCCAGTCAGTCAAGATGCTGGAGCGAATCTGCTCCATTGTAGGGACAGGATACGCAGCCATTACGACACCTTCACAAAGGTCGAAAACTTCGCGACGACAACGCCGCTTTGGTACACCGTACCGAATACACACAGCCGACCGGCACCGTTCATTTCGGCATCGATGCTCAGTGCATCTGCACGCTTGGAGTCAATCAACGGTTGTAGCGCAGTTGTGGCGTATTGAATCGCGAGTGATCTATTGCGCGAAACATCCTTGGAGCCGATCAACGTATAGAGCTTGCTGCCCAGCGTCGGGTCAGCCCAATAGCTGCCGAGCGGCACGGTGATGCGCAGATATACGGCATTACTCAAGTCACCGATGAAGGTGTGATCGTAATCGCCTGTCGCTGGGTTGATGTGAGAATCCATGCACGGATTCTCCACGCGCGCGCGTTAGCACGCTACCAAAGCATTTTAATTACTGGATTGGCGTGCTGGAATTTCCGCCTTGCGGAACGGTGTGATAGTGGTTCGAGTAGCTCTTGCCATTCGATGTGATGTCACCAGAAACGGCCATGCTACTACTGCCGGTAATCGTACCTGCAACCAATGCTGTGCCCGTCGTTGTTTGATTGCCAGTGATCGACAAGTTGCCGGTGAGATTGAGCGGCCCGGTGTGATTCCACTGCGCCGCATTGCTGTTGATGTTTCCTGATACCGAGATCGTGGCCTGTCCTGCGGTGACATTGACGGCGCTGGTTGCGTTAACGTTCAGCGTGTTGCACGTGACATTGATAATGCCTCCGTTGCGGAGGATGATCGAATTGGCCGATGCGCCATCGTTCTCATTAAAAATTGCTACTTCGCCTGGCTGCAAATCTGTGACAAACAACTTCCCATTGCTCATCGCTACGACAACGCCATTCGCACTTTTCCCATTGAGCGGAATAATGATCGCCTGCATGCCTGGCAGTGGATTACTGCGCAAGCCTGGCTGCTGAAATATTTCCGCATTGTTGAACTGCTCTGAATTGAGCCCAACTGCTTGCGCAAGTATCACCTGCTGTGATGCGTTACTACGTGAAACGACACCGCGCAACGCTTGGCGCATGCCTCGCATCGCATTCCCGATCATCACCTTGATATCTGCTGGATTCATCCGCCGTTATCTCCCGCATTACTTCCTGCGTAATATCCTTTTCTTGTGCCGAAGTCAGATCGGCGCTGCGCCTTGATGAAGCCGAGGTTGAGAATCCACGTGCCATCAGGTATCAGAAATAATTCCGTTTGCTGCTCGTCTCGCGACAAATGAAATTTGCGTCGCATCACAAAATACACTGCATTGATCGCGTGTGGTTCAGACATGACTTGTACGCGCATCCCAGGTGCCCACGGCTGGCCGGTGCCGCCGCTTGTCATAACGCGATGTCCCGCGACAGTCACCACCAGGTGATCGCGATCCATGCGGCCATCGGCCATCAACTTGTTTGCCCGTCGAGTAGCCAGGTCATCTGTCTCGCAATTGCCATCGACGACGGTGAGTGGGCGATATAGCGGCATAGTTGGATCGGTGGCTGTCCCGATAATGTCGTTATGCCCTACATCGCCATCACCAGACGATTGCCCCAACACCGTCACTTTTGAATAGCTCCGCGTAATACTGCGCGTGCGACGCATCTGCAAGACGTTGTTACCGTCGCCGTTGAATCGCATGATCAGGTTTCCCACTGGCGGAGTCGTATAGTCAGGCGTGCCGATAATGAGCGTGCCATCCGGTGCAAACCAGGGCCACACTTGATTTGCTTCACAAGCAGATCGCAGCCATTCCCAGACGGTCTCTCCCGGCTCGGTGTGAAACTTCTGGCGCGGTGCATATAGCTTTGCGCGATATTCAACCCTCTGAATGCCCAAAGGGATCACGGCATTCTTAATGATTTGATCAAGCGTCATTTCCTGCAACGACAACAGCGGGGCCGAGCAGTCCAGGAGCAGGCCGCCTTGATCGCGCCCGTACATCTCAAAGTATCTGGATTCCTTTGTTATGTCATCGTCGATTGTATCGACAATGCCATTCAGGATGACGTCACTACCGAGCGTTACCTTAACGGTTGCGCCTTCGTAGATAAACGGCGGAATTACCGCACCGGCTGGATCATTCATATCAAACGACGCCAGCATGTTCCAATCGTCGGCCAGTGTCAGCATGTTGCTGTCAATCGAATAGGTCAACCACTCCTGGTGCGCCTTTCCGTTTATGAGCAAACTGACTGTATCGTTCGTATTGCTCATCGTCATCACTTCGCGTAGCAGGAAAGAACCATTCCCGAAGTGATGAAGTTCGGGTTAATGATCTGCGGGTTCAAGCGAAACAATTCATCCGCTCGCGTGTAGTCGCCATACCAAAGGAAGGCGATCAGATTCAGGTTTCCAGGCGTTGTGACTGTCCGCGTGGTGAATGGCGGCTTGGCCTGGATCAATTGCTCGGCGGCGCTGTAGATTGACAACGCGAGCGCTTTTAACGGCTCGGTGATCGGCCTATGATCAACGATGTTCGGCCACGTAGCGCGCACCAGCGCAATTGTCGTGTTGATGTTCGTTCGGACATCGTTGGTGATTGACTCGATATCGCCCGGAGTCAACACCGGCTCATCGATTGCCAATGCAAAAACCTGTGCCGCCGCACTGGCGACAGCTGCGGTCTGCTGAATCGACACATGCGCGATCAGAAAGGGTTGCGTGGCGGTGACACCTGAACCCTGCGCCGAGGGAACCCCAGACGTGATATACGGGCCTGTAGGCTGCGAACTGGTCACGGCGGGGGTCAAGGTAAGCAACGGTTGCAAAAGATTCGCTATCGGCGCTGTCCAAACTGATGCGATACTCCCGCGTGTGTATCCTACGGCTGGTGTTGCGACATAATTGAACCCCGCAAAGGTTGTCCCCGATGTCGCGACTTGGCTACCTGTTGCCACTACACCGGATGTCCCGTCGATAACAGAGGTAATCGGAGATAGGCTCGGCCCGGGCGTACCGGAATAGGCTTGCTGCAAATTCATCGTCGCGAAGATAGTCTGCACCCGCGACACCATGCCCGAAGCCAGGTCATCGAAAAACGCATCGGGATTCGTCACGTAGTTCGCGCCCGATGGCACCCATCCCGTTGGTTGCGACAGTTGATTGCAATACGTAGTCATATTCGCGACGACGTTCGCCATATCTGCCGATATCTTGCCGATAACCAAAGAGGGCAAATTTGCGACCACCTTAAAATCGGTATCAAGCTGTGTCTGCCCAGCAGTCAAACAATCGTCAGCCGCACTGTTGACAGCATCCACCTGCTGTGAAGGCAACTGCCGGTCGAAAAGTGGCGAATTCAGCGTAGACAGAATGAAGTCAACGTTGATCTTCGTATAATCGGGCGACTCGGCGTCATGCGGGATGCTTGTACGCAGAAATTGAGCCTGCATCGAACCGAATACAGGATGTATCAATTCACAGGTCTGTGGCACGTTCGCAGCCTTCAAGAACGCTTGTAGTTCCTTTTCGTACTGAGCACCATAGAACACCGCCGTCAGCGAAATGCGCTGCGGCCCGGCCCCCATGTCGAGAACGTCCGCACCATTGACATAAGGGTATTGATGTATCGCCTTGGCCCGCTCGATATCATCGACGGTAGAGACCACGTTGAACGTCACACCATTGAATGATGCAGGTAATAAGTCGTTAGCCCAAGACATATCTTTTCCTATTGACGCCGCGCATCGCGGCCATTGGCTGTATTGACGCTTGCGGTGATGGGTCTGCTATCCAGCGTCACTTGCACCGGGCGCTTGCTCAAGTCTGCCAGCGCTTTGATGACACTATCCAGCTTCGCAACAAGGTCAAGTCGCTGCTTGTCGAGCTTCGTAAGCAAATCTGCATCGTGCGCCGCTTTGGCCTTTTCAATGCTTTGATCGACCTGTTGAATCTCTGTTTTCCAGCGCTGCTGCGAAGCAGCCAGGGCGGCGGCTTGAGCCGCGCTATCTGCATCCGGCGAAGGGGATACAGGTTTGGCCAATTGGTTCAACTTCGCGATGTTATCGCCGGTCTTAACTGCTGGCGCGGTCGGAGCTGGCGAACCAGGTTCATCTTCGGATTCTGCAACGTCGCCGCCCAGCAATCGCACCAATGTCGCAGAAAAATTGTCGAACGCCTTTTCAAAACCGGTGTGCTTCTCCACCGGCTTCGATTCCGCTGCTTGCATGATATTCGCGGCAACGCCGTAGTCACCGGCAAGCGCTCCACCTGTCGATGTCTTGCTCATGTCGATCAATGCCGCCTGGTTGGCCTTCGCCGCATGCGTTGCCATCACTGACATTGCCGCACCACCAGTGGCAATAGTTGCGGGCACCGCAACTGTCATCGCAACGCTGCCGGTCGCTGCTGCGCCGGTAACGCCACCGCCAGCGGTTGTCACCGCGTCTCGCGTGAATCCAGACATCCTCTCTGATGCCTTCATAGGGCCACCAAGCCCGTTCGGCCAATTCGTGACTGTGACTGGCATACCCACACCGCCAGCGCCACCAGCGAGCTTTTCCATCGCGCTACCAGCTTTCCCGCCGAGCAGCTTGTTGACCAACATTCCGCCAGCTTCTCTGGCCGCCAAAACACCAACAGTTGTAGCGGCACTCGTCGCCACTGGATGCTCAGAAAATGCGTGA